AGAGCTATGTAAGAATGCTATATTATAAAAAGAAAAAATGAATAAATGTAAAAATTGCTTCTGCGATTGTCATTGTAATGTAAAAGAACATTCTGATGATAATGGAGTATGTGCTTGTACGCAGTGTATATGTATACCCACAGCTCTTAATAATGACGAATGTGAAGCCTGCCAATAACTTTTTTGTTTACCCTGGAGTATTTTTATTCTAGTGTAGGTGAGTGAGTGTCTCAATTCTATTACCTACCCGTAAAAGAACACATATTTTAGAAAAATCGATCTTTTCCCTTGTTGATAATGCAAAGGATATAATGCAAGTAGAATTTATCTTTGGTATTGATAAGGATGATCAGGAGACAGCGAAGTTTGTCAACGGCTCATTATTCAAACATCTTAGAAAAAAAATTCTTTTATTCGAGCCTCAGGGCTACGTTAATCTTCACAAGTACATCAACACGCTGGCTGCGGGATCCGAGAAAGACTGGCTCTTTATCTGGAATGACGACGCTTTAATGAAAACAGAGAACTGGGACGAAATTATTACAAGTCATAAAGGCGAGTTCAAACTTTTCGCGCCGAGGGATAATCATGACGGACATCCCTACGCGATATTTCCAATTTTTCCAAGGGACTGGTTTCTTCTTCTTGACTATGTCTCAAACAATCCACAAAACGATAGATGGTTAAGCGAGATCGCATACGCCCTCGATATCTTCGAACGGATCGATATCGAATGCTTTCACGACCGTGCAGATCTGACGGGAAATAATAACGACGAAATTTTTAAGAAAAGAGTGTACAAAGAACTTCGTCCCGAGGATCCTCTAGACTTTGACTCTGTGCATAACCAGAAGCTTCGCACGCACTCGATGCACAAGATAGGGTGGTACTTGGAGCGTATAGGTCAGAAGTCCAAGTTTTTCGAGGAAGTTACAAAAGGCATTAGACAACCCTTTGAAAAGATGGTAATGTCTAAAAATATCAAAGGAGCAGGGATCCATGCAGCACTACCCCGAAGCGACAAAGACAAATCTTAAAGACGCAATAACATTATTTCAAAAAACAAAAGATCGCCGTATAAGCGAAGTTATAGAACACCTTACGAACAGACTAAAAACAAAGGGTGCACGTAAAGACCTTTTAACGTTCGCGAATTATATGTACAACGATAGCTACAAGACGCCGCCGCATATACAGCTCATCTCGAAGTACCTCCACATGGTGGAGAAGGGAGAGTTAAAGAGGCTGGCTATCTTTATGCCTCCTCGACATGGAAAGTCCATGTTGTGCAGCGAGTTCTTTCCAGCATGGTATCTGGGGAATAATCCTAAGGACTTTATTATTCAAGCGACATACGCACAGGAGCTTGCTGATGACTTTGGCAGAAAAGTAAGAAACTATGTCCAATCTGAAGAATTTAATCAGGTCTTTCCCAATGTGGGTCTTAGATCAGATTCCATGTCAGCGAGAAGGTTCCATACTGTCCACGGTGGAACGTACGCTGCTGTTGGTGCGGGAGGAGCGATTACGGGAAGAGGCGCACACCTTATGGTTATCGACGATCCGATTAAAGGACGCGAGGACGCCGAGTCAGAAGTTCAAAGACGTAATTTAATCGAATGGTATAAATCAGTCGCATACACGCGACTTCAACCAGGTGGAAAGATTATTTTAATTCAGACCCGTTGGCACCAGGACGATCTTGCAGGTTATATCTTAAATGAAAGTGGAGAAGACTGGAAAATACTCGACCTTCCAGCGATTGATGCAAGTGGTAACGCCCTATGGCCCGACGCTTATGGGATAAAGGAATTAGACAAAATTAAGACAACAGTAGGTAGTCGTATATGGAACGCTTTATATCAACAAAAGCCAGCAGAAGAAGAAGGAGCGATCCTTAAACGGGACTGGTGGAAAATTTATGCAGAAAAAGAATTACCAGTTTGTTCTTATATCGTTCAATCTTATGATACAGCTTTTTCGACAAAGGCTTCTGCGGATTATACAGCGTGTACGACGTGGGGAGTATTTAATGTCTATGACGATAATGGGATTCCATCTGCAGCATGCCTAATGCTAGATGCTTGGAAAGAAAGACTGGAGTATCCCGATCTAAGAAAGCGTGCGCGTGATAGTTTTTTTAATTATAAACCTGATGAAATTTTAATCGAGAAAAGGGCCTCTGGACAATCATTAATCCAAGACCTACGACGTGCGGGTCTTCCCGTCGTCGAGTTTAGTCCAGAAAAAGATAAGGTCTCACGTTGCCATAGCGTAGCCCCTATGTTCGAGGCTGGACTGGTTCATATATTGGACGATGACTTTAAAAGCTCGGTTCTAGAGGAATGCGCGCACTTTCCTTATGGAAAGTTTGATGATATAGTCGACACAGTTGTACAAGCTTTAATGAGGATCAGGGAAGGATTTTTAATAACACATCCAGATGATCCTGATGATATGATGGATAGAAATGTTAGAAGATATAAAGAAACAGAAAAGCACTATTACTCTTAAATACGTTAATAAGGATAAAATCCGTGCAGAACAAAAAAGAAAAGCTAACGAGTTCTTAAGGGATGATCTATTAAAAAATACTATAAGACTTACAGATAAGGTGGATATAAAAGGGTACGCACTATGCGTATGGGACGAAAAGGGGGCTCCGTGCTTAGCTTTAAACACTAGACATCCCGAAAATATTATTTCAGAATTCCTCATTCCAAGCTTTCTTTCTTCTACGTTTCAAGGTATAATTAATAACAAAATAGCAACATCGGAGGTATACAAAGATGACGACAAAGAATAATCCTTTCGCAAAGGTGGGAGAATCACCTAAGATAGGAACAAGAACATACAGCGTTGAGGACGTAAAGGCATCGAATAGAAGATTTTATAAAAAGTTTCCTGAAGCAATTCAACCTGCAGCAATGATTAAAAAAGCAATGTTAGATCCAGGAGACGAGGTCGTGAAGCAAGCTTCGCGTGAATCGACAGAATATCCTTTTCTTCCTAAATTTAAATATACAGTTGAGGGACTATAATGGGAATAAAAATAATAGAAACAGAAAAAGAAGGTCATCGAAAGGTTAAGACCAAGGGACTTAAGAAAAGACCTGATTGGAGTACAAGAAAGAGTGATGTTTATGGGACACTTACTTATAAAAGTAAAAAGGTAACTTCAAAGGGTGAAGAAGCTGCAGTGTACGATGTCGAAAAAACAAAAGGCAATTCGTATAATGCTGTTAATCGACACTTGATTAAAAAATTAAGAGGCTAGTTATGGCTAAGGATGACTATAAAAAAGAAGAAAAAAAAGCACACAGTCTACCTGACCCAAAGCTACCTATCGGGGGTGAGTCTGAGGGATCGGGCGATATATCTCACGAGGAGTGGCGTGATATTCAACAGTCACTTGGTGCATTAGGCCCACAGGTGAAAATTAATGAGAAGTCAAAAGCTAATGAGAACAAGAGAAAGGGCTTCGTGAAGGCTAAGAAAATAAGTAAAAAATATGGCTAAAAAGAAAAAGAAGAATAAGAAAAAAGATAAGAAGAAGAATAAGAAAAAAAGAAGATAAAAGTTTTGTATCTTATTTTACAAAATAGTATTAGAGATTAGGAAACAAAGGAGGAGCAATGGCTCAAAAACAAGGATACAGTGCGAGAAAAGACGAGCAGTTAAGTGGCAGATACGGCAAGAAGAAAATGTCGTTTGCTAAACGTCGAAAGATCGCTAAAGCTACCCGTAAGCCTAAAGGTACCTACGGTTTTAAGAAGAAGGCGTAATGCCAAGAGTGGGGCAAAAACGTTTTGCATATACCAAGAAGGGTAAGGCTGCGGCTAAAAAGTACGCACAAAAGAAAAAGAAAAAAGTAAAATATAGCTATGGCTGAGAAGAAAAAATTAAATATAAAAGAGGTCTATGAGCACATGAAACTTAAGAAACATGTGGACTATCTTAAAGACCTCTTTGCCCCCGCAGAAAAAGAAGGATTTGAGCACACGAATAAGGCTAAGACAGATTTCAAAACCGACGAGTTACTAAAAACTAAAAACTACTACCCACCACAACCTTAAGGAGGATATTATGGGATTCGGACTTTCATCAATTACAAAACCTTTCACAAGTGCAGTAAAAAGTGTTGTGGGCGGAGTTACAGGTGCCGCTAAAAGCTTATTATCGGGACCCACCACATCGTATCAGACACTAGCAGGAGTCGATCAAGCAAAGCAAGGAGGATTCACGCATACGAATCCTGCCCGAATAACGATGACAGAAGAGGAGGAACTTCCTTTACTAGGAAGTGCTGATAAACCAAAGAGAGGATAACTATATGGCGAAGAATAAATTTGAATGGGGAAAAGAAAAAGAAGAAGAATTTATTAATACGTCGAAGTCCAAGGAAGTCGATGACGATGGATATGAAGAAGGAAAATCAAAGGAGAGAGACCTACATCCCCTCGACAAGAGAACAGAACGAGAGATATTAGAAGAAGAATATCCGACTTTATTCAGTGATACTACCACATCGATATACGGCGCCCACGAGCTAGATAACCAGGGAAGACCTATAAAAGATCGAAATCCACCTAGATAGTGACGAAGCCGAGATATGGGTATAAGCACGAAAAGAAGGTGCATAAGAAGCGTAAGGGACGACATGTTAAACACCCTAATAAGAGAAGTACAAGAAAATCAACAAGAGGACAAGGAAAAAGAAGATGATTAAAAAGACAATACTTAAATTTCTAGAATTTATCTCACGGCCATTCGCCAAGAGATGTCAGTGTAAACGCAATAAAACCTAATTTTTTGTTTCCAAATCCTCCAAAAACAAGTTAATATGGCTTATACGGAGGAAATATGGCTACAAATAAGAAAAAATGGATTCAAAGCGTTACTCGTTCAATTAAGAAAAGAGGTACGAAAGGAGTTTGTACTGGTAAGAAGTTTGGTAGCAAATCTTGTCCTCCAGGTTCCAAAAGATACAATCTAGCTAAGACTTTCAAAAAAATGGGTAAAAAAAGGAGTGCTGCATAATGGCAGAACTCGAAGTAGATTTAAAAGAAAAACCTTTATCTTATAAAGACGACAAAGGTAAAGAGATAAAAGTAGATGTTCCTGGGAGTGAAGAAGAATATCAAACTCCTTTAGAGAGGGACTTTTATGAAAATCTATCTGAAAGTTTAGATAAACCAATTCTAGGTAAATTAGCTAATGATTTAATCAAAGCTTATGAAGATGATAAGTCTTCTAGAAAAAATTGGGAGGATCAATACTCTAAGGGATTAAAAATGCTTGGAGTAATCGTAGAGGATAGAAGTGATCCTTTTCCAGGTGCTTCAGGTGTTCATCATCCTTTACTTGCAGAAGCAGCGACTCAATTTCAAGCTAGAGCTATCTCTGAATTATTTCCAGCTCAAGGTCCAGTAAAAACTCAAATTATTGGTAAAATTACAGATAAAAAAACAAATCAAGCACAGCGAGTTCAGGATTATATGAACTATCAAGTTACCACACAGATTCCAGATTATTTTAATGAATTGGATCAGATGTTGTTCTATCTTTCCCTGGCGGGAAGCGCATTTAAAAAAGTATATTTTGATAATACCTTAGATAGAATTTGTACAACGTTCGTACCCGCAGAGGAATTAGTAATCTCTAATGATAATACTGATTTAATTTCAGCAGAGAGATATACTCAAGTAATGAAACAATCTGTTAATGAAATTAAAAAGTATATGGTCTCGGGATATTATCGTCAAGTACCTATCACGAAAGAACAAGGATACGGTCTTAATACGCAAGATCAAGTTCAAAAGACACTACAACGTTTAGAAGGAATGAGTCCGTCAATGGCTGATAATCTTCATACAGTTTTAGAGATTCACGCTGATTATGATCTAGGAGAAGATAAAAGTGATCTGGCTCTTCCCTATATTGTAACTGTGGACTATGACACTCGACAAGTTTTATCAGTAAGAAGAAACTGGCAAGAGTTTGATCCACTGATGAAGAAAAGAAATTATTTTGTTCATTATAAGTATCTTCCAGGCTTAGGTTTCTATGGCTTTGGATTGATTCATATGATTGGTGGATTACAACACGCGAGCACGGGAGCACTAAGAGCTTTATTGGATTCTGCAGCATTCTCAAATCTACAAGGAGGATTTCGTGCTAAGGGAGCAAGAATAGAAGGAGGGGATATTTCAGTTTCTCCAGGCGAATGGGTCGAGGTCGAAGCTTACGGAGACGATTTAAGAAAGAGTTTTGTTCCACTTCCCTTTAAAGAACCTTCGCAAACATTACTTCAATTACTAGGACTAATGTCCGAAGCTGGTAGACGTTTTGCTTCCATCGCTGACGCAATGGTGGGTGATTCTGCTGCATCGGGTCCAGTTGGAACAACGATCGCTTTAATCGAACAAGGATCGAAAGTCTTTAGTGCGATACATAAAAGAGTTCATCAAGCACAAGGAAGAGAGTTTCAATTAATCTATAAACTGAATGGAGAATATTTAGACGCTGAGTATCCCTACGATGTTATAGGGGAAAAGAAATTAATAAGACGAAAGGATTTCGATCAAAGTATTAATGTGGTTCCTGTATCAGATCCTAATATTTTTTCTCAAGCTCAAAGAATAGCTTTAGCTCAAACAGGTCTACAACTCGCACAGTCTGCACCTCAACTTATTAATGTTAAAGAAGCATATAGAAGATTTTTACAATCAATGAATATACCCGATTACGAGGACTTATTACTCGAAGACGAACTTACACCTAGACGTGATCCAGTATCAGAGAATATGGCTGTCTTGAATGGAGACGCGATTAAAGTTTTTGAAGATCAAGATCAAGCTGCCCATATCGCAGTTCATGAACAATTTATGGCAGATCCTCGATATGCTGGAAGTAAAGCAGCTCGTGAGATGCTCTATCCCCCAATGCTGGCTCATCTTGGTCAACATATGGCATACTTATATCAGCAACAGATGCAATCAGCATCGCCTCAGACTCCAACATCCTCAGGAGAGTTTAATAAAGAGCTTGAGGGTAAAACACCTAAAGAGCTTCCTATAAAAGAAGAAAATGCAATCGCAACTGCAGCTGCACAAGCAGCACGACAACTCGCTGGTTCAATGCCAGTTCCAGTCGAACAACAAAAACAAGATGTCGAGGCACAAGCTAAAATGGAAGGACTCGCACTGAAGAAAAAAGATTTACAGATTAGGGAACAGAGATTCAGATCAGGAGAAAAGAGGGACGAACAAGTCCAACGAAGATTGGACGCTGAAGCAAAATCTAAAATTGTTGAAACTGCATCACGGGTTGCTAGGAGTGATAAAAAGAAATGAGTGTAAAGGGAGAAGATATTAGACAAGCTAAAAAATTTCTAGAAAATAAAAAAATGTCTATTAAAGTTATTAAGCCTAAATTATTCGCACTGGCTTCGAAACAAGTTAATAAATCTTTTGATGATACACTAAAAGAGATTGCAAGGAAATATGGAGAAGCTACTTCAAGCAATCAAAAATAATATTAAATCTCATAGACAAGAATTAGGTAATAATCTTTTGAATAAAGGTGTAGAGGATCTATCTGAGTTTAAAAGAATATATGGTTATAATCAAGGATTAAATAAAGCTCTTGAGATCATAAATGATCTTATAGTAAAATATAGAAAAGGAGAAGTAGATGATGAATAAAATGGAAACATGGGCGACTGACGATACTATTCCCACACCTAAGAAATTACCTCAGCCCGTAGGTTATCGCATACTTATTCGACCCGTACCAGTAGTAGAAAAGACAAAGGGAGGAATCATATTAACTGATAAAAGTAGAGAAGATCAATCATATTTAAACAGTATAGGTCAAGTAATCGTGATGGGACCAGAGTGTTACTCTGATAGAAAAAAGCCCTGGTGTAAAGTAGGGGACTGGATTCTTTATGGACGATATGCAGGTGCAAAAATCTCTGTACAAAATGTTAAAATGGTGTTAATAAATGATGATGAGGTATTAGGTACACTGGAAAACCCAGATATAATATCTCGTAATATATAGTAAACATAAATTAATTTATGTAAACATAGGAGAAACTATGCCAGAAGAAAAGAAAAAAGAAATCGAGGTTAATCTCGATGAGAAAGATGTTAAGGAAGTAGAAGTAGAAAAAAATCCTTTAGAGAAGCTTCAAGAAGATATGGAAGCTCCAGCTAAAGAAGATGCAGAACAAGATACTTACGAACGTTCACCTAAAACAGAAAAACCAAAAATAGAAGTTAAAGAAGTTCCTTCTTATTCTTCTGATTTACCTTACTCAGAAAAAGTTAGAAAGCGTATCGCCAAAGAAGTGGGAAAGCGTTCTGATGCTGAAAAAAAAGCATTAGAGTGGGAAGAAAGATATAAAAACTTGGAAGGTAAAACCAGAACAAGCTTAAAGACTGGTTTTAAAAATAATTACGAAAATGTTTCTAAACAAATGAAATCAGCTATCGACGAAGGTAATACTGAAGAACAAGTAAAACTAATGGAAAAAATGGCTGATATTCGTAGTGAAATACGACAACTAGATGATGATGAAGCTGTAAAAGAGAAACCTTCTAAAGAAGAATCAGAGAAAAAACCTCTTCCTCCACTAGCTAGGGACTGGGTTCAAAAAAATGGATTCTGGTTTAATAAACCAGGTCATTCTAGAGCAACTTCATTAGTTTATGGAATTGATGGAGAATTAACAGAAGAAGGATGGGATGTTAATGATCCAGGATACTATGACGAAATGGATAAACGACTTAAAGAAACATTACCTAGTTTCTTTGATAAAAAAGCTGTACCAGAAGGAGAAAATAAGGTACAATCAAAAAC